TCCCTGCCCACTCAATCTTTGCATGAACACTGCTCAAATCCAAATCACCATAATCACTACTCATGATAAGATCATCACCATTAATTATGGTGGTATTATGCTCAAAATATTCTTCAAGGGGATATTTATAATTAGCTAAAATCATGTAGAACCTCCACATGATATTGATTATGACTGTAAGATAATCTCCTGAACCTAATCCACGAGGAACTAGGTAGAAATCACCATTACAATTTACCATTTTATCAATGCTATTGAAACGAACGGATTCAAAAAGATTATTTTCAAATTCATTCATATCCAAGTATTTTGTTTTAATTGCATCATAAACTAAATTCATAAAGTCTCGCGAGACTGATGAATCCTGTCCTGATGTATCAGTGCAATAAAGGAACTTTCTCTTGGAAAGTTCGTACTTATATATTGCCAACGCTCCATTCTGCATAGGATCTCCAACTGCGGAAATACTACCATCGTTGCAGAATCTACGTTGATAAAACTGATCAACAAATTCCTTGAGTACTTTTGTACACAAATATGTATGCTCAACTGGAAAAGAAGTGAATAAACGAGGTGATTTACCTTTAACTCTAACTTCATCCTTTTGTGATGCATTTATTATAACATGTTGTGGCCACTGACCACTTACTTTTACATACTGAGCTAAATATTCTTGCAATAAAGGATCCTTTCTGGAATAAATCCCAGCAGCTTTCGCACCGGTTCCAATTGCAGAACTTTTTGAAATTTCATTAAAAGTGTCATCATCTCGCAAGATGTGACATTCTGAAATTTTATCAGTAAAGTAAGAAATTGCTCTTTTAGCAATTTCAACATTAATAGGGACATCCACGATGTCATATTTTGCCAACCTTTCTAATAAGTCATCCAAATCCCCTAAAGGCGAAATGACATAACCATCTCCCATTTGACTTTGTAAATTAAAGTCATAAACTGGAATTGTTAAATCCGGAATAAATTGAGATTTTGAACTCAATTTCTTCGACAGAAGTGTTCCAATATATGGTAAATGTTTCATTATGTCTTTCTCAACTTTAGGTTTTAAGGTTGTTGTTGGAAAGATTGAATGACTTATAGAAAAAGCTGCAATTCCTTCATTTCACGCAACAACTCTGCGGTAAAAGGAATTCCAAGGCAAACTCTCGATGCGGTCTTATTAATAGCCACATGAATACCTATCACAGTTCCAGTGTCTGAGTCAAAAAC